CACTTCTTTTTCTTTTTTTTCTTAGAACGTAGTTTTTTAAGATCAGCAGCCGTAATCTTATCCCGTGGTGGAGCAACAGCAGCGAGTTTGCGTTGTTTTGCTGAATAAGATCCTTTAGGCATTAGAGAGCAGAAGTAATAGCACCATTAGTTACAAAACTAACTGATACTGTAGAAATATCACCCACAGTAGAACTGAATGAAGTTCCTGTAATAATTCCGTTAAAACTTAATTTTTTACTACCTGATGTATCTAAGAAAAGATTAAATG